GTAAGGAGTTGAATACCACATTTGAGGATTATATGTGGGTTTCTTACGATAGAAAACTAGAATGTTCTCGTGCGACTTGAGAGGCATTACCTTTGCGTTCATAGGATTAGTTCCCTGTGGTTTTTCCCAAATCCATTCATAACGAAAGTTCTCAAGATTTGATGCTGCAAGTATAGTTGTAAATGGTTGTGCAGCAGTGAATACCATTGCTCCATCTTCTCTGCAGATCCTATTATACTGCTCCCACAATTTATCCAGAGGAATGATACTGTCCCATTTGCAGGCAGTTGTTCCATATGGCAAATCTACCAACACCATATCAACAGAATTGTCTGCAAGTGTTGGTAGAATGTCTAAACAATCTCCGTGAAAAAGGTCTACCATTCGGTTATGTTCTTCACAAACGAACATTCTACCAGACGATTAACTTTTGTGCAAATATAATCATCATTACCGATAGATTTGCCACCTTGTTGAGATGCAAACAGACAATCCTCAGACTCAAGATGACTTAGGAAATCTTCTTTACTGAACCAAAAGAGACGGCAATCTTTCTCATTTTCATTGATACCAAAGAAAACAAGACGCTCCCAATCCTTATCTTTTGAAACGTGATTGATGATGAATTGATCTTTCTTTGTGCCACCCTTTTTGTCACGGGTTGCAAGAGAGAACTTGATTTCAGTTAGAATACCATCAATGACACGATCGTGCCCAGCAGTAGAAGTTTTTGCACGTTTTACATCACAAAGCAACACACTTTCAAAGAACTTGGAAACAAAGCGTTCACCAAACTCACCCTTTTGTTTCGGTGACATGAACACATAACCCTGAAAAGATGTGCCAACCCAAGGATCTTGTGCGTTTTGACTGATGTAATCTTGGAGAGATCCATCTTCAAAAATAGAATAAAACATTTTACCAGTTTTTAGCAAAGACGAAGTTAGCGTGAGAGAATGTCTCCCGATCAATCACCTTGTAAGATCCGAATTTGTTGTGGATAACATATCCTTCGTGAAAAGAGTCTACATCACCAAGGAAACATTCAATCTCGTCCTCCTCATGAATGAACATAAACAAATCATCCTTGATTGATGCAACCAACTTCCACAAACGAATCAGGTTCTTGTCACAATCACATTTTTCTGCAATTTCATCCTCACAGATGACCCGTTGCTCTCTGATGCAGGAGTTAATCTCTTTTTTGATTTGTGTTGCTTTGTTCTCGCTGACAAACTCACACAACGTAGACATTTGCTTGGCAAACTTGCACACATCCTCCAAATCTTCACGATAAGGATTCAGTTCAACGTCAGGTTGCACAAACAAGCAATCTTTAGTGCTAATCAGTTTGCTCATCAAAGGAGCAGCAGTCATCTCACGGATGTCATCAGAACCACTGTAGATTGTGTGTGGAGCAATGATAATCTCTTGAGAAACTTTCTCAGGAAACTTATAGGTAATTGTATTGGGAGTAAAAGTATCCAAACCCTTACCAAAACCAATCCAATCACCTTGCAGCACTTGTTTAGTGCGAGGCAGAAAATCAAGGCAGAAGATGAGAATCTGTGCTACACGATGCTGATGTCCAAAGTGAGTGAAAACATCATCTTCGTTATAGCAAAGGCGAATCTTTTGTTTGTTAAATGCTGCCTTGGTGCAAACAAAAAACTTACCATTCTGGGGATTTGTGCCCCACACAATAGCAGGAGCACCGTCCATCTTGATGCTGATGGTAGAATCTACCTCCGAGAACCAATCAAGAACCGACAGATTGCCAGTCAAGATCTCATCTTCAGGATGCTCAATGTGCTTGTTTTGCATTGATGTTTGAATCACAGGTTCATCATAAAACAAAAAGGGAACTTTGCGAGTTCCACTGTGACAGTTGGTTAATTGTCCTCTTTCAGTTTATCTTGAGCAGATTTGCTAATTTTGCACACCAAATCATTATCAAAAAAGTATTTTACCCTTTCACGGCGAGCAGCAATCAGCATGTCATATTCTTCCTGTTGCTGTTTAGTGAAGGTAAAGTCTTGATCCCTCCAAGTTTGTTGAAGTTCACGAAGATGAGGCAGAACATTTACAGTATCAGTCATAATCAATAATCGTAGTTGGAGTTCAAAAAAGAGTTGAAAGATTTGTCTTCATCTTCAACCTCATCAAAAAGTCCATCGTATGATGCTTCAGCAAAATCAAAACCAGTAGATTCTTCAATTTGGAAATCATCAAAATCGTTCATGAAGTGCTCCTTGACTGAACAAATGTAATATAGATCAAATTGGGGTGCTTGTGGAGTTTATGGTGCCAGTTGTCTGACTGTCCACTTAACGACTCATAATTGCTTTAATTCTTGCTTTCTTTGCTGCAACTTCAGCGCCTGCCTGATGCTCCATTTCTCCATGTGCTTGACGAATTTGCATACCTTTCCAACGTGCAGATTGTCTTGCAACTTGTTTGTTATACTCATTGGGTTGCATTGTTGGATGCTGTTCGTTTGTTAATTCTCTTTTAATTTCTTTCTTTAATTGCTCACGCTCGTTTTCTTTTTGCTTGGATGATTGCTGTGCGGAGTGATAATCTGCAACGTTTTGTCTTTGTGATGCAATTTGATCAGATCTCTGCTGTCTTGCTGCAATTCTTCTTTGCGCAATATCTTCCTTAATTTTTTCTCTTCTTTTTAATTCCTTTTTAACGGCACCACCGCCACTACGTTTAACTACAAGTTTTTCTATTTCTTTTTTCTTTGGTTTGCCTATTGGACCACTATATCCCTGAAGAGTATAAGTTTTAACACCATCTACTTCCTTGTAAGTTCCAGGAATCGCATGAGGTGGAGTGTTAGGTCTTTTACCTTCACAGATTTCGTAGAACTCTCTAAATGTTAGCATTTTACTTATTGTTTTTGATTATTTATTGTTGGGACATCATTCCAATGTCTAACTGCATTTGCAACAATGAAGCAGTTGGTGATGAAAATGGATAGAAACATCACAAGGCGAATAAGTGCTACCTTATCCGCCTCATTATCGCATTTACTTGCTTTTTCACCCAATGCCTTAGCAAGTAATCTCCAAGCAGTTTTTTTCTTCTTCATGGACTGACTTTCTTGACTTTATGTACTCTAAATGTTTCCAATCTTCTTTGTAACAAACCACAAGAACTCTTTCATTTTTATGTAAAATGCAAGCATAATAATTGTCTTCATCTTTAGGTTTAACTGATACCTCAATGGTTATGTATTCAGAATCCTTAAAATAAATCCAACCTTCAACACCTTTTGTCCATTTTACATAGTCATTGACTTGTGGTTTGTAGTTCATACAAAGAACGAATCCAGTGGAGATTGTTTAATTGGCATCGCGGTATAATTCCGCGTGTCCTTGATATTTACACAAGCACCGATTGTCTTGCTATTGATGGGGGAGAAGTATTCTCTGGTTTTGATTTTATAGAATCCCCAGATGGTTCTTGTTGGAGCACCATGATTGTAAACAAACTTGCGATGGCAATACAACCATATAGCAATAACTCCACGCTTGAACTCTTCAAACTCATAAGAATAACCTTTGGGTGCTTTGTGCGGAAACTCAGCAATCGTAAAATCTGTCTTTTGACATGTATTTGATTTGTTCTTGGAGTCGCAAGATTTCATGTTGCTGCACAGTAATCTTCTGTTGTAGAAAAGTGATTCGTTCTTGATACTGTTGCTTGAGATTAAACTCAATGCGATTTAGAGAGGTGTCAATCATCAGGTTGTAAAAGATTCAACTACATTAGATTCTACATTTTCTGCAAGAGCATAAGTTCTGGCACTTAACACATTTTCACGAAGAGTAGTGTAGTGTTGCTCATAGAAGTTTCCATCATCTTCTGCAGCAATCAAATCAAAACATTCATTGTCATCTTCAGCAATCACATTCCAAAGTCCACCATACTCACTTGAAGGAAAAGGAATGTAGTGGTCAACGATGTAGAGAAACTTTTGTGCCATTTGTCTTTGTAAATTACCTCTTAAGTTTAATGTCAGTTATTGAAATTGTCAACGTCATCATCGCCTGCTGTCATCAGAAAGGCAAAACCTATTGTAAGAACAGCACCCAATCCCATTCCAAATAGAAAAGTCATCAATAAAACTCCGCAAGATAGTAGTCAACTGTAACCTCAAGTTTTTCTACCTCACGTTCAACTTCTTTCCAGAACTCTTCTGCTACTTTATCCATTTCTGCCTGTTTGATGAGATCGCGAAGTCGTTTTGGAATCATTGGAGTTTCTCTCGTCTAGGTAATCAAAGTGTTTTGAAAATAGGACAGTAAAGCACCATCCAAATGCTGCTGAAATGATCAGAAAGTAAATCACCTAATCTGATTACTTGGAGAATGTTTGAGATTCTCTATTGCTTTTGTGCGATAATAAGCATCATACATTCGCTCATCGCGCTGAACTAGAAAGACATTCCAACCAATCATAGCAAGAAAACCTAATGCAAATACGGTGATGTACTTACGGTTCATTTAGAAGAACCTCCAGAGTTTTTGAAAATCATATTGGCAAGAATCACAATAGCAAGATTCTGCCAGAAGGTCAATGATACACTAAACCAAGACAAAATCAAACCAAGTAACCATGCTTCAAATAATATGCTGGCGGTTACAATAACAATAGCGCCAGCAACAACACCAAGAGCAGTAGAAGTTTTCATAAATCAAACAGCAAGAGCACCAGAAGGGATTTCAACGACTTCAGGAAGTTTGGAATCGTCAAACTGATTCATATTATAGCACACCCATTCACCATTGCGGAAGACATATGCAAACTCTTCGCTGTTATCGGGAAGAAGATATTCGCACAGGTCAGCATCAAGGCGAGGAGGACAATTCTCACCACGAGCAGAATAATACTCAGGTTCTTTATTTTCTGCCCAGCAAGTGCTCATGTCTCCACCATCAATCAGTTCGGCAACTTTATCTTTGGTGTTGTAGTGCGTCTTCAGGATGCGACCCAACCATTCAGGATAACCATCCCAGTGGTGATACACTGAAAGCACAGATTCGTCAGTGAGTTGAATACCAATGCGAGAGCGAGTTGCCATGAGAGTGAAGTGTTTTGTGGAGAGGCGATCTCTGTGCCTCATGAACTTAAGATAGGGCATCCAGCAGGGGATTTGGCGTTTCGTGTGCCACCTTTTCAAGTGGCACACTACTACAAAACTCTCCTACCTTTCTTTCTATAAGATCTCCATATTCTTTATGAAGTTCACATCCAATATAATTGCGATTGTGATACTTTGATACTGCCGCAGTTGTTCCACTACCCATAAAAGGATCTAAGACAATATCTCCCTCTTTAGATCCTGCTAAAATGCAAGGTTCAATTAATTCTGGTGGATAAACTGCAAAGTGAGCATCTTTGTATGGTTTAGTTTGAACTTCCCAAACACTTTTTTTACGTTTTAGTGCATTTCCGTCTACAGTAGGTTCTTTAATTGATTCTACATCAAAGTAGTAATTTTTACTTTTAGAAAAGAGAAAAATGTACTCATGTGATTTTGTACAGCGATCCTTCATGCTCTCAGGCATTGGATTAGGTTTGCTCCAGATAATATCTTGACGCAAATACCAACCATCATCTCGCAAGGCAAAAGCGAGCATCCATGGAATCCCGATAAGATCTTTATCTTTCAATCCTTCCAATTTATTTCCTCTACGTGGACACTTTTCTTGGGGAAGATCCTGTAGAGTTTTAGATACTGATTGTTTGTTAATTTTTTGCCCTTTACCTGGTCTATAGTTATAGTAACTATCTCCAATGTTCACCCACAATGTACCATCATCTGCAAGCACATCGCGCACACCTCTAAACACTTCAACCAGTTGAGAAATAAACTCTTCAGGAGTTTCTTCTAAACCAATTTGTTCATCCTCATTACCATAATCACGCAATCCATAATATGGTGGTGAAGTCACACACATTTGTGCCTTCACTCCAGCATCTGCAAACTGTTTAAGTGTTGAACGGCAATCTCCATAGAGAATAGTATCAATCATTCTAAAACCTCTTTAACAAACAGTTTATCCATATCAGAGTGTTTTATACGGAAACATGTTCCACGATTACGCACACCCTTACCACTACCAACATTATATTGAGTTCTAAGTCTAAAGTCAATTGAAATTATATCATTTTCAATTGCTTCCCGAAACAGATTTTTATCTACACTGTAGTAGACATATGCTTCATTATAGTGAAAGTATTCTTCACCATCTACCTTTTTAACATCAGCAAAGACTTTGATGCAAGCAGGAAATTTGAAAGCAAATTGTTGAATGAGAGAGTTCCAATCCCACTTAACAATATCTATTTCTTGATGTTTGATACAAACATACTCATCGCAGGTATAAATCCAAAATCCACGATTATTCTTTGTTCTAGTTACTGTTGATTGTGCAGACAACTCATTTGCATACTTATTGTGTGCAAATCCAAATTCTTCAATAAACTTTAATTGAGGCATCTGCCATGATCCCTCTTTGGTAAAAAGGGTTTGTTTTCCTCCCGCACCCTTTCTTGCCGCTTTGATCTCTTTGCCTTCAATATCAGGACCAGAGATGCAATTTTCTGTTAGTCCAAGTTCCTGTTCAAAAGTATGCCCAACTCCAGTATCACCTTTGCGATGAGATTTAATAAAACCTCTCGCTTTAATTTCATAGTAAGATGAAACAAATTCGGAAAAGTTCATTTGAAAATGAAACAGGGTAGACATGAGGATGTTACCTCATGAGATTAACATAAGGCATTTTGCAAGTCAATGGGAGAGGAGTGGACAGTTTCGGGATTGACCCACTTCTGCTCCTCCCAGAGAACTTTTAGATTTTTATCAAATACCATTAGAAATCTATGTTTTCTGCTACGTTCTCTCCACTCACCAGCAGAATCCTTTGTTTTTCCGCGAGAATGTTTAGTTCCATCTAAGTAGTAGAAATCTTTCTTTTTATCTGTAAGACCATAATATCTAAAATTGCAAGCGCGATAGATTACTCCACGATGAAAATCATTGTCGGCATAGGATAAAATTGCTTTTACTTTAACATCTTTGCGAAATTGTTTTATTGCTCTTGAAACCAACCAAGATGTGATGTTATGCTCACTCTCTTGAATATCTGGATGAACACAAAGTCTTGAAAGTTCAAAAAGTCCTTGCTGTTGATTTCTTTCAAGACCAAATGCGCCTTTTGCAATTTCAGGTACAGGTAATCCAGTGAATACAACTACGCCTACGCAAGTTCCTGTTGGACGAAGGATACAATTAGGATCTCCCTTAAAAAGGGCATAATTGTATCCAGAACGAAAAGATTTTGAATAATCTTTCAAGTAATGATAAGTGAGAAGCAAATGCTCAATTTCCTTTCGCTCAACTCTCTCAACGTAAAACTCACTTTTCATTATTTTTGAACAAATACTGTACCGCTTTGAGGAGTGGTGCGGTGTTGCTTGATGAACTTTTGTGCTTGCAATACTGTGCTCACATCAGTTAATTGTTCTCCATTGTAAATAATGACCAAGCGTTTTCCCCAAGGTACAGCAGCGTATCCATCTTTTGTTTCAAATCCTTCTTTCATCGTTTAATCACCGAAACAGCAGGTTCACCTTGTTGAAATACAGTATCAACAACGTTTTGGATTTTCTTGGCAGTGCTGATGCCAACAGAATTAAAGGTAGGAATCACAACAAGTCCATAAGATTTATGGTATTGTGACAGATTGC